AGTTACTATTTCCAGTCCAACAACAATTCAAGGAGTTGGTAATTTTGAAAGAGGTGAAATAATAAAAGGTGTGTCATCAGGTATTGAGGCAAGAGTTAAAGAATGGGATACAGATACAAGAATATTAAAAATATCAAATGTAGGTATTGGCACCACAATGTCAGCATTCATACCAGGTGAAACTATTCAAGCAACTAAATCAACTTTCTTTGTTGTCGGTTTAACAACTGTTGCAACAATAGGTGTAACAACAACAATATTAACTGGTATAAACACATCAAGTATAAATCTAAATCAAGAGTTAAATTTACTTGAATTTGGAACTCTTCCTGTGATTGGTACGGGTGTAACTGTTACAAGTATTGGTGCTGGCACAGTTACTATAAGCACTCCTTCGTTAAATACTACAGGTGTCACTACTGTAGTTTCATTCGGATCTACTGTATTATCAAACTATGCTTTAGATTTCTTTAGTGATGAAAACCAAGACACTACTTTTGAAACAAACGATATAATCGAAAGTGAAGCTGACGATATACTCGATTTTTCAGAAGGTAATCCATTCGGTACATTTTAATGTTAGGACAATACTATTACCACGAAATACTTAGAAAAACCATTATTGCATTTGGTACGATATTTAATGATATTAATATTCGTCACCGAGATGGTAGTGGTAAAGAGACAAGTGAAATGAGAGTTCCTCTTGCTTATGGTCCTATGCAAAAATTCCTAGCAAGAATAGAACAACAACCAGATTTAAATCGTGCAGTTCAAATTACATTACCTCGTATGTCATTTGAAACTACGAACATCGCATATGACGCAACAAGAAAAGGTGGAATAACTCAAACATTTAAAGCATCTGATGGCAGTAATTTAAGAAAAGTATTCATGCCAGTTCCATATAATCTTGGATTTGAATTAAATATTTTAGTTAAATTAAATGATGATGCCTTACAAATCGTGGAACAAATATTACCATATTTTCAACCTTCATTTAATGTGACCATAGATTTAGTAGATGTTATTGGTGAAAAAAGAGATGTGCCAATTGTTTTAGATAGCATATCATTTCAAGATGATTATGAAGGAGATTTTGCAACTAGAAGGGCATTAATATACACTTTAAACTTTACTGCAAAAACATATCTCTTCGGTCCTGTATCTGATTCTTCAGAGGGACTTATCAAAAAAGTACAGGTTGATTACTACGCATCTGTTGACAAAGAAACAGCAAAAAGAGAATTACGATTTACTGCAACTCCTCAAGCACTTAAAGATTATAATGATGATAACACTGCGATTCTCAGATCAGATCTATCAAAAACTAAGACTCGATTTGATATAAGTGGAACATCAGCATTAAGTGTAGGTATGAGAATTATTATAGATAAAGAAATAATGAAAATAAAACAAATCGTTGATGCAAACACAATTGTTGTTAATCGTGGTTATCAAAGTATTGCTGCCACACACATTGAAGGAACTTCAATTGATGTATTAACAGCAGCTGACGATTTATTAGTTGAACCAGATGATGATTTTGGATTTAATGGTAGAGTTGAAACATTCTTTGATTCTAAATCATATAGTCCGACTCAACAGAAAGACATTTAATGAAGACAATGACTAACTATGACTCTATTGATCAAGCGTTAAACACAAGTAGTGCTATTGATGTTACTCCAATAAGTAAACCACAAAAAGTGGAATCTACTAAGGATGATGTCAAAAAAGATTATGACTACACCCGCGCAAATTTATATTCGTTAGTTGAAAAAGGACAAGAGGCACTTAATGGTATTTTAGAAGTTGCAGGTGAAGGTGGTAGTGCCAGAGCATATGAAGTTGCAGGTCAAATTATAAAATCAGTTGCAGACACCACTGATAAATTAATGGATCTTCAAAAAAAAGTTAAGGAAGTAGACGAAGATAAAAAACAAACAACTAATAATGTGACAAATAATGCATTGTTTGTAGGTTCAACTTCTGAATTATCAAAAATGTTAAAACAAGGAATACTAAATAATAAGGAGAATTCTAGTTCTAATGAGTGATTCTGTTACAATAGAAAATTCTAATGGTGAGTCTTTTGCCGAAGTAATTGATATTGTTGGTGTATCTGAAATAAAGAAATCATTTCAACAATCAGTTAAAGAGGGATCACTTCATAAGTGGTTTAAAGGTTCAAAATCAAAAGATGGCAAACCTGGTTGGGTTAATGTCGTCACTGGAGGAACTTGTGCAAGTGACAAACCAGGTGAAGGAACACCTAAATGTGTTTCTGCATCAAAACGTGCTAGTATGACAAAAGCAGAAAGACTTTCTGCTGCTCGTAGAAAAAAGAAGGCAGATCCTGGTCAACAGGCAAAAACTGGTGCTGCAAAACCTACTTATGTATCTACTGATAAACCAAAGAAGAAAATGAAAGAATCTTATACTGTTACCAATGCTGATAAAAAAGCAAACACTCCTGCATATCAGGGTTATAAAGCAGGTAAAAAGAACAAATTGACAGGTGAACCACTTTATAAAAAATCAGATGATATGAAAGAATCTCATTATGGTAAATCAGTTAATAAGATTCCAAAAGAATTAGATAAGGCAGTGGCATTACATAGCAGTCAGGCAAAAAGACTAAGAGCATCTAATGAGTTTAAGAAAGATGCAGGTAAAGCAGCAAATAAAATACCAGGTCAACTTGATAAGGCAGTTGCAATGCATACAAAACAAGCAAAGACACTTAGAGCAGCTGGAGTGAAAGAAGGATATTCAAATTGGAGAGAAGAAGTTAAAAGAGATGAATATGGTGATATAGTTGGTGGTCCTAAAATTTCAAAGAAACAGAAAGAAAAAAATCTTGCATCAAATACTCCTGATGAGCAACATAATAGTAGAGTAGGTGAAAGTGCTGAGTATATTGATTTACCTCTACTTGTCGAATTACCAAAATCTGAATCATCATTTAAGTTAGGTTTAATGTTCCGTGAGAGTTTAGATATTGATAAAGGAATGTTATTCATATTTGAAGAGGTTGGTCAACATTCATTCCATATGAAAAACACTCGTATTCCACTTGACATTGCATTTGTTAGGGAAGATGGCATTGTTGAGAGTATAAAAGAATTAACTCCTTTTAGCACATTACCAGTGTATTCAGATGGTGAAGTTTTATTCGCTATTGAAGCAAATCGTGGATGGTTTACAGAAAATAATGTAGAAGTTGGAGATGAGATAGTTTTAGGAGAAGCAAAAGATAAAAAAGGTAAGGGTAGTGGTAAAAAAGATGCTTGCTATCATAAGGTTAAGTCAAGGTATTCAGTTTGGCCAAGTGCATATGCATCTGGTGCTTTAGTTAAGTGTCGTAAAGTCGGTGCTAAAAACTGGGGTAATAAATCAGAATCAGTTGAGATGAAGAATTATCTTGATAAGAAAGCAAAAATGCTGACTAAAAAAAGAGATGCACAATCTGATGCTGCTAAAAACAATCCACATTTTGATAGCACACAACCCTCACCATCAGGTAGAAATAAGTATGAAGAACATAACTTAGAGGAAGCAAAGAAAAAGAAGAAGGCACAAAAATGTTGGCCAGGTTATGAAAAAAAAGGAACCAAAATGATGTTTGGTAAGAGATATAATAATTGTGTGAAGAAAGAGGAGTTTTCAAATTGGAGAGAGGAAGTAGGTTACGAGGGTAAGGACGACTCAAAAAAGATTGAAGAAGCCAAGAGTCCTGCTTGGCAAAGAAAAGCAGGTAAGAGTGAATCTGGTGGATTAAATGCAAAAGGTGTTGCATCCTATCGTGCTGCAAATCCTGGTTCTAAACTAAAGACTGCTGTTACAACAAAACCATCTAAATTAAAGAAAGGATCAAAAGCATCAAAAAGAAGATTATCGTTCTGCAGAAGAATGAAGGGTATGAAAAAGAAACTTACATCAGCTAAGACTGCAAGAGATCCAGATTCAAGGATAAATAAATCACTTCGTAAGTGGAACTGCTGATAGATTATGAATGATAATGTATACCTTGGTAATCCGAATCTAAAAAAAGCAAATACTCCCCATGAGTTTACGGAAGAGCAGGTCATTGAATTTATTAAATGTAAAAATGACCCAGTTTACTTTGCAAAAAATTATATTAAAATAGTTTCACTGGACGAAGGATTGACACAATTTCACCCATATGATTTCCAAGAGACTTTAATAAGGAGATTCCATGAGAATAGGTTTAATATCTGCAAAATGCCTCGGCAAACGGGTAAGTCTACTACTTCTGTATCGTATCTTTTACATTATGCTGTTTTTAATGACAGCACAAATATTGGTATTCTCGCTAACAAAGCAGCAACTGCCCGTGATTTACTAGGTAGATTGCAAACCGCATATGAGAATTTACCTAAATGGATGCAACAGGGCATTATATCTTGGAATAAAGGTTCACTGGAGTTAGAAAATGGATCTAAAATACTTGCAGCATCTACCTCTGCCTCTGCAGTTAGAGGTATGTC